TGGTTATCACCGCCGACTGCGAATTCGATATCCCCGTGCGGTTCAACAAAGACCAGTACGAGCCCCAAGTCGAAGAGTCCGATATCCCCGGCGGCCAGCCCATCATCAGCGTCCATTCCGTCGAGCTGGTCGAAGTCCTGCCGCCGAATTATTAAATTTCAGTGATTCTATGAAAACGTGCTCGTCAGGGCTACAGGCGCATCTCAGCGGCGGCCAGACCGCGCTCGCGTGGTGCTGGAAGATCAAGCGCGTTGACGGAACCATTCTCGGCTTCACCACGCTCGACCAGGAACTCCCTTTCGATCTGGGCGATGGCGACGGCTTGGTGGACTATGAAGCCTCCACCGGCTATGCCAACACCGCCAACCAGTTCAAGAGCGACCTGTCCGTAGACAATTCCGAATCCACCGGTTTTCTCGAATCCGGCAGCATTACTGAAGCCGACATCCGCGCCTGCAAATATGATGGGGCCACGCTCACCGTCTTCATCGTCAACTGGAGCAATCTCAGCCAGGGCGCGCTGATCATCCGTACCGGCTATTTCGGCATCGTCAAGATGAAGAATGGCCTGTTCACTGTGGAATGCCGCGGCCTGGCCTCGAAACTTTCCACCAACATCAGCCACCAGTTTGGAGCGATGTGCCGCGCGACCTTCGGCTCCGGCCTGAACGGCATCGATCTGACGTCGAAGTACCTGTGCATGATTGACGTCACCCTGTGGCGGCAAAACGGCACGGTAAGCGGTTCAGCCGACAATCTTCATGTCACCCCTGAAGCCGGACTGCTGATGGTGGGATCGTCCACGCCGCTCGTTGCCGCGCCGGCCGGCTGGTTCAATGACGGATTCATCCACTTCAACACCGGCGCACTTGCCGGCGACGCTTTCGAGATCAAGAGCTGGGACGGCACGGTGCTCACCATGTATCTGCCGCTGCCTGCCCAGCCGGTATTTGGCAACACGTTTTACATTGAGCCAGGCTGCGATCACACCATAGATTCGAACGGCTGCGCCCGCTACACCAACATCGTGAATTTTCAGGGCGAGCCGTTCATTCCCGGCGCCGATTCGCTCTACACCATTCCCGACGCGACTTACAACGCCGGCAACCCCGGCGGCGGCTAAGACTATGCCCTGCGATCTAAGCAAGCCCGGTTTTAAGAATCTGAGGCGAAGTGATTTCCCGCCATATCCGCTGGTCACCATAGAACAAATCGTATCGTCCGCGCGGACGTATATCGGCACGCCATTTCGCCATCAAGGACGCGAAAAGGGGAAAGCGTGCGACTGCGTGGGCTTGCCGCTGATGGTTGGCGAAGAGCTGGGCCTCGTGGACACGCTCGGCAATCCATTCACTCGTTACGACCACGTCAACTATGGAGCCCAGCCGGGCGACGACATGGTCCTGCGAATCTGCCGGCAGCGCCTGGTTGAAATGCCTGAAGGCCACCAGATCCAGCCAGGAGATCTGCTGGCCATCAAGAATCCGCGCATCGCCTGCCACGTGGGAATTGCCACTATGTTGCAAGGATCGCTGGGCGTGATTCACGCGCTGGATATTTCAGGAATTCGCCGCGTGGTGGAGCACGGGCTGCGTGGTTACCACGTGTCGCACATCAAGGCTATTTTCACTTTTCCGGGGATTGAGTAGTGGCTCAGCTCATCATCGTTCCGGCGCTCGAAATTGGAGTGGGATTTCTGGGCGGGCTGCTCAACAAGCCCGCGCCGCCCGCGCCGGTCACCAACAATCAAATCACCAGCTCCGCGCCAGGCGCGCCGATTCCCTTCGGCTACGGCTTCCAACGCATTCCCGGCCAGCTCATCTGGACCACCGGAATAACTTACACCACCGTCACCCCTTCGAAAAAAGGAGGCGGCTCGGTTATCGGATATCTGTATCAGGCCAGCATCGCCATGGCCTTCTGCGAAGGGTCGGCAGCGATCCTGCAGGTCTATGGCGACAGCAAACTAATCTACGACACCAACCCGGACCCGGCGCAGGATCTGCCCTCGCAGTTCTATCCGCCGTGGAATTCGGCCACGCTCTACAATCCCGGCAACCTGGTGAACTATGGCGGCGTTGGCTGGATCTGCATCCTCACCAACACCAACATCATTCCGGGAACCAACCAGACTTATTGGAACACTGCCAGCGGCTACGGCCCGTGGAACAACCAGACGGTCTATAACCCTGGCGACGAAGCCACCGACGCCGGACAAATCTGGGTTTGCATGGTTTCGAACGGTCCGGGTACCTCGCTGGGCGTCGTCGAGCCCTACTATGTCAGCGATCCGGACCCCTCAGATCCTCCGCCATGGGAAACGCTGAGGCAGTACTACGGCACGCCCACGTTTTATTCCGGCGCGGGCCCCGGAACGCAGCTCCCCGATCCGCTCATCCAGGCGGCTGAAGGCGCAGCCATCACTCCGGCATTCACCGCGCTCAACTATTTCACCTGGGCCAATTTGCCGCTGGCCAATTTCGGCAACCGTATTCCCAACACTCGCGCCCTGATCCAGTTCCCGATTCTGTGCCAGTGCTAAGACTCCATGTCCGAACGTCTGACACAGGTAGCTCTCGAGGTCCTGAACCCCATCCCGCCGGGGATGCGCCTTACACAGGTTGCGCTGGAAGTCATCATCCCAGCGTCGTGCGGGATTGCCTGCATCATCCTGGACCTGTGCATTCGCGCGGGCCTCGAGTGCAGCCAGGTTAACGTCGCGCTGCTCACTTCGGCGAACCTGCAGCCGAATAACACCTGCATCGGCTACGTGATTGACCGGGCCACTTCGGCCGCGGACGCCATCCGCGTGATCATGGAGGCGTATTTCATCGACGCCTGCGAGTCTGGCGGACAGCTCAAATTCGTCCCTCGCGGACTCCCCGCGCAAACACTTACCATTCCTGAAAGCGATCTCGGCCTGGTGAGTGACGACGCCGAAGTAATTCCCGAACAATTCGGCGACGAGCAGGATCTGCCGCTCGAATGCATAGTCACCTATACCGACATCGAGCTCGATTACCAGTCCAATTCGCAGCGCTGGAAACGCAACTCGCGCATCGTCACCACCAAGCAGCAAAAGCAGTTGAGCTATCCGCTGGTGATGACTCCCGACCAGGCCATCAACATTGCCGCCGCGGCGCTCTATTGGGAATGGGTGGGCCGACAGGCATTCGATTTCAACGACTGGCGCGCGGTCGCGATGCTCTACGATCCCACCGACGTCATCCAGTTTATTTACGAGACCATCACCTGGGGAGTGCGCATTACCGATCACGAAATCGGCCAGGGCTTTGTCTCCAAGTTCAAAACGCTCAATGAAGAGGGCGCCATCTATAAGCCTCTGCCTTTCGGAGTCGGCGGCAGCCGCGTCGGCAACGGCGCAGGGATCATCAATTTCAAACGTTCCGCGCTGCGCTATGTTGGACCGCCGCAGACGTTCCTATTCGATATTCCCCTGTTGCGCGACGGCGATTCCAATCCCTCGGGCACGGGCTACTACTTCGGATTAAGCTCCACGCTGCCGCAGTGGGCAGGCGCGGCGCTCATGCGCTCGGCCGACAATTCCACTTACACCCAGGACTCGGCCGCGCCGAACGCGATTTATTACGGCTATGCCACCAACGCTCTCGGCTCTCCCGCGTCACCGTGGGTCTGGGACAATGCCAACTCGCTCACCATCGCTTTGAAAACTCCCGGAGCGGCGCTGGCCGGCGTCACCCAGCTCCAGATACTGAATGGCGCGAACGCGCTGATTGTCGGCTCGGCCGCCAACGGCTGGGAAATCATGCAGTTCGAGAACGCCGTGCAAAACATGGACGGGACGTGGACCGTCAGCGGCTTGCTGCGCGGCCGCCGCGGCACGGAGTGGGCTTGCGGCACTCACGCGATCGGAGACCTGGTGGTTGTGCCGATCTCGGGAATCCAGCGCGTCCAGAATCCTTCTTCGCTGCTCAATCAGCCTTACGACTATCGCGGCGTTTCCGTCGGCCAGGACGTCACCAGCGGCTCCATCCAGCAATTCACCCTGGTTGGCAATGACCTGAAGCCTTACGCGCCGTGCCAGGTCACCGGCAGCCGCGATATGTCCGGCGATCTCACCATCGCCTGGGTGCGCCGCACGCGCATCGGTGGAGACGCTGAAGCGACCTGGCTGGGCGGACTTTCCGAAGTTCCGCTCTATGAACAGGAAGAGCTCTACGAAGTGGATATTTATAACGGCTCGGTTATCGTCCGGCAAATCACCGGGCTTATTTCGCCGACCACCGTCTATTCCGCCGCGGACCAAACCGCCGACTTCGGCTCGGTGCAGAGTTCGATCCACATGAAGATTTATCAGGTGTCCGCCGTCGTGAATCTCGGCTTTCCCGCGACCGTCACTCTCTAAGGAAAACGAATGAGCACTCCCAGCCTGGCCCTCGCCTACATCGCCAACAATCAGAACCAGGGCGAAGTCCCCTGCAATGCCGCGTTCCTCGGTCTCGACCTGGCGACGAATGCCGAAGCCTCCTGGCCGACCGGCGGCTCGGATGTAACGCTGACCCAGGCGCAGCTCGCTTCAGCCATGGTCCACGTGCTGAGCGGCGCGCTCACTGGTGACAAGCATTTGATTTTGCCGGCCAGCGTGCCGCGCACCTTTATCGTGGTGAACGAAACCACCGGCGGCCACAACATCATCGTCGAAGTTACTGGCGCGCCTGGATCCACCGTCAGCCTGCTGGCGAGTGCGGGCTACGCGCTCGTCTATTCGGACGGCACGAATGTGGTTGAGATCTCCGGAGGCGGCGGAGGGGGCGGCGGCTCAGTCACATCCGTCGGGCTCAGCATGCCGCCAGGATGGAGCGTCGGCGGATCGCCGGTCACGAGCTCCGGAACTCTGGCGGCTACGCTCAACGCGCCGCTGGCCAAGTCCGTCAGCTATGCGCTGGCTGATGCCGATAACACCGTGCTTTTCACCACTGGTTCGAGCGCGCTCACAGCGACGCTGCCCACCGCGGTGGGGATTGCCGCTAAGCGCTCCACCATCAAGAAAGTGGATTCCGGATCCGGAGCGGTCACCATCGCGACGACGTCCTCGCAAACCATTGACGGGCAAAGCTCCTGGAGCCTGCCCAACCAGTTTCAGTACCTCACTGTCGAATCCGACGGCAGCAATTGGTGGGTCGTCGCCAACAATTAGGACAAAACATGCGCAAACTATTGTCATTGTGCTGCCTTCTGGCGGCCGTTTTTCTTGTCAGCCTATCGGCATTCGCCCAGGGCGGCGCCGCGACGGATACCCGCTACGGCGGTTCGCTGCCTGGCGCGTGCAACACGCACCAAATCTTTTCCTTGGTCAGCGGCGGCAATGCTACCTACGAAGGCTGCACGTCCACAAACACTTGGTCGGCTTTCGCCTTGGGAAGCGGCACCACCTTCCAGGTGGACGGCACGGGACTTTCGTCCTCGAGCACGGTGAATTTTCAGGATGCCCTCGCGTTCAACGGCCTGACGCTAACTTTCACCAATCCCTCGGCGGGCAATGTGAAGCTGGTGTGGAGCGGCACGCTGGGCAATGCCGGGCTAACCAATTCCAGCATGACGGTGGGATCGACGAGCTGCACGCTGGGATCCACCTGCGCTCCATCCACCACCGTGAATGGAACGAGCTGCGTCCTGGGTTCGACTTGCACCGTCACCGCCAGCGGCTCGGGCGTGAATCTCTCCATCCCCAACGACACGACCACCGGCACGACGGTAAACAAGCTCGCAAAAATGACTTCGGTGCAGAAAGCCATCATCACCGCGACCACGGATACAATCGCGCTACAGATTGGAATCGTGACCGCCAATGCGGGAACTTCCGGGACAGCCACGATTGCGATCTCCGGCGTAGGCGTCTCCTGCGTATTCGATGGCGGCACCACCGCGGGCGACTACGTGATTAACTCCGTGACGATCGCGGGCGATTGCCACGACACCGGAAGCAGCACTTACCCGACGGCCTACGGAAACACGGTGGGCATGGCGGTTGCCACCAACAGCGGCGCGGGAACTTACACCGTGAACATGAACAATGCGCCGACCGGCAACGGAATTGGCGGCGGCATCGTCGGCCGCTCGGCTGACAATGCTTTCAACATGCTGGCGCTTTGGACTGGCCCGACCTCACTAGGAATCACGCCCACCGACATGGGCGGAAACGGGTGGGGAGTCCAGCGGAGTACTGGACAACTTATTGAGGGAAGCTGCTGCGGCGGCTCAACGACAGGAATGATCGACTTGCAACCAACCTCCGGAAATGGCTACAGCTTTGAAATTAACAGCGGTGCTGTCGTCTACGGATACGGGATGAACAACGCGGCGGGACACTGCCTGTGGTGCGCCTACAGCCAAAATAATTCGTCATCCTTCGGCGCGCGTGAAGTTCTTGATGGCTCGCTGACCATCGCCACGTTTCAGGCTGTGGGCCCAACCCACACTGCACGCCTGCAGGTGCTCAATACGACTGCCGATTCCTTTCAGGATGCGCCGGCCACCACCACCCAGTTTGGCGCCATCGGCCTAGGCGAAAATACCTCGCTCTACAATCTCGGCTTCGATGCGGACGGCGTCAGTGGATGCCTGGCAGACAACACCATCACAATCGGGCACTACTTGAGTTTTGGCACAGGGACTGCCGCATATTGCCGCGACATCGGCACGGGCTGGTTTTATCCGGGAGACATTATCGGCCAGGCCATGAACTCGGTTTCCGGCGGCGCCACGGCCGACGTCGTGCTGAGTCATGAAGTCCGCGGCGGCGCGTATGCGGCGGCGTTGCCGGTGGATTCCGCCGCGCAAACCAGCAGCATTGGATCCACTTCCCTCCTCACTCCGAGCGCCAACGGAATGTTCCGCGCGTGCTATTACTTCTCCACCACCACGGCCGGATCCGCTGGCACAGTCAGCCTCAGCTTCACTTATACCGACAATGCTCAGGCTGAAACGTTTGCCACCAGCACCATCAATCTGGCCACGCTGGGAGCCAATCTGGGCGGCTGCCAGGAGTTCTACGCGCTCACCAGCGCGGCGCTGAAATACCTCACCACTGTCTCCGGAGCGAGCGGCAGCCCGCAATACGATCTTCACCTGCGTATCGAAGCCGAATAGTTTCCCCCCAGTTTTTCCCCAGGACAACCTCATGGCTCTAGTCTTCTGCGACAGCTTTGATCACTACACCAATCCAAGCCAGAAGTGGGACCTGGTGGGCGTCTCCGGCATCTATCCGCAGATTCAGTCCGCCAGTGTGCGCACCGGCGCGCAGGCACTCGAGATCGCGAACGCGCTGGGGCGTGCGCCAGTCTTCGTCCAGAAAAACATTCCCACCCAGGCAACCTACTTTCTGGGCTTCGCCCTGAACGTGATCAACAATTCGATCCAGATTCCCATTTGCGAATTCCTCGATAGCAGCCAGACGCAGGTCGGTCTATTCCTCGATTCCGGCGGACACTTCCAGTTCTATCGCGGCAGCATCAGCGCCGGGTACGTCCTGCTGGGTTCGCCTTCCTCGCAAGCATTGCCGTTTGGCTGCTTCCATTACATCGAAGTGAAGGTCGCCATCGACCACATCTCCGGCCAGTGTCAGCTTAATGTGGACGGCACGGTGTGGCTTACCCTCGCCGACCAGGATACCCAGTACACCGCCAACCCGCTGATCGGCGCCATCACCATCAGCTCATGGGATCTCGGCTTCGACGCCAATAACTTTCAGGCGTTCGTTGACGACGTATACATCTGCGACGATAGCGGAACAAGCTGCAACACCTTTCTCGGCAATATACAGATTCTGTGCGGCATGCCCGACGCCAACGGCACAGCCAACACCTGGACGCGCGGCGGCACCAACCTGGGAACCAACTACAAGCAGGTGTACGAAATCCCTCCGGACGACGACACCACCTATCTCGAAGATGTCGCCGCGACCTACATCCAGGCGGCCTGCTATTCAGGAACGACTGCGGCAGCCGAGCCGGTGATTCCCTTCGTGCCGCCCAGCTCCTATGCCGACGGCCAGGGATTCTTTCCGGTGGATCCAAATACCGGCTCGCCCTGGGGAACGTCAGCTCTCACCGCCGCGCAGTTTGGCGTGATAAGTTCCGACGGCTCGATCGATCGCTACCTCTTTCCCATCCTGCCGACCACGGTCATCATCGCCGCCGCCGTAAACATGCGCGCGAAGAACGCCTGAGCTCTTTTCGAATCCCATGCGAAAAATATTCCTGTTTTCATTCCTGCTGCTGATTACCCTTTTCGGATCCTCCGCGCGAGCCCAGTATCCGACGGGAGTGTACGCGGTCACGCCCAACAGCACGGCGAATGGCTACCTGCTCTCCCAGGCCAACGTGAAGGGCCAGGTAATCTTCGTGCCATGGTCCACCATTGACAACGGCAGCGGAACTCTGGATTGGAGCACGGTGGAAACGGCAATCGCGCCCTGGGCCGGAGCAGGCAAAAAAACTGCTCTGGTAATTTGGGGAGTGACCGCCGATAACCTCAGCGTCACCGCCGCCCCTTCATACGTTCTCAACCAGCTCCCCGCCATGGTGAGCTGCGCGGTGAACGCCGGCACCGGCTACGCGCCCAACTTCACCAACCCGATTTTTATATCCGCGTACAGTGGATTTCTGAATGCGACGATCGCCAGGTATGGAAGCGATTCGCGCATCGGCTTCATTCGCGTCGGGCTGGGCGCCGGAGGCGAGATTTTTCCGCCGTGCAAATCTCAGGAGGAAAGCACCTACGGATTGACCCAGGCCGGATATCAGTCCTACCTCGAAACCATGATCGGCAACGTTCCCCCGGGCAGCAACCCGGTGCAGGTCGGGGTGGATTGCTATGGCGGGAATTGCAATTCCACCACCATCGCTCTTTCCAATAACATCGCGGCGTACGCGGTCGGCGCGCGCTGGGGGATCGGCAAGGAGTCCCTGCAGGATTCCGACATCACCGCGTGGAATTCCGGCCAACCCTGCGACGCCAACTGGTGCGCCCAGTTCGCCGAATATCCTACGGCGTTTCACGATCTGCAGTTCGCCGTGCCCACTTGCCCCGATGGCAACTGCGCAGTGGGATCGCCCGTTACCCTGCTGCCCTTTGCGGCCACGCGCGACGCTCAGGTAGTCGAAATGGCCCAGCCGGATTACTGCATCGCCTACGGACCGTCCTGCTCGGGAACCTATACCGCGGCTTATGACGCAGCCATCGCGGCCTTCGACGCCGCAGCGGGATCCACGTGGACTCCGTCGGCTCCCACCAATTTCCAGGTTACTATCGTCCCCGGACCGGATGCCGGCAACGTGACGCCCGGATCGCTAAACCTCAGCTTCACCGCCGCCGATACGGTCAACGGCAATGCCGCGCCGCTGAGTGGCCACGAAATTCTGTTGGTGCGCAATACCGATACGTCCGCTCACAACTTCACAATCTATTCCACGCCCGATTTCTTCCTTCGCACCGGCGACGTCGGCCCCTATTCGCTCGCCGGCGGCGCCACGGCCGGCTTCAGCTTTCTCGGCGGAGATCCCGTCGGGCCCCTCGGCTGGCGCCAACCTGACGGCGGAATGCACATCCTCGCCGATGACACCCACGTCCAGTTCGTCATGCTCGGCGCACATCTCTAAATATTCAAATTTACTTATCTCCTGGAGGTTTCAACGATGAGATTCAAATATGTAGCTCTAATAGCTCTTTTCTGCCTGGCGGGATGCCTGGCGGCGTGCAACGATTCGAGCGCGAGTCAGCTCAACGCGAGCTGGGATTACACATTCGCGCCGGCGGGGCAGCAGGGCGCGGCATGTACGGCCACGCAGACCACCAACTGCATTCCCAGCTTCACCGTCGAAGACATCAGCAACGCGCAAGACCCCGTCCCGGAAGCCACTGTCGCCGCGCCGGCATTGTCGGTTACCGCGACAATTGCCACGCCCACTTATGGGCCCCACATTTACGGAGTGGTGGCCAATGTGGTGAACGCGAACGGCAGCACGAGCAGCTCGCCGGTTTCGAGTCCGATCACCGTGACGATTACCGCTCCCGCTCCCACCGGCTTCGCCATCACCGTCATATAACCATCCGCGAGGCGCTGCGCCAATTGCGCGCGGCGTCCTCGCCCTGCCACTTCGGGCACCAAAAGGCCTGACACATGATCCCCGCTCAAAACTACGAAACGCCGCTTGCCCTCGCTTTACTCGTCCAAGTTCTCTTCCTCTTGAAATACTTTTACCGCCGTATGCGCGATGGCGAGATCGAGCGGAAGTTTGTCCGCGACATGGCCACCAATCACCTGCCCCACATTTACGACGCGCTCACCAAGATCTGCCGGGCCAAGGGCATCGAGCTTGGCGAGCCTCCTCCGATCCGCTGGATGGATTTCGAGGAGCACGGGAAATGACGCCTCCAACAAAAGAAGATCTCATCGCCCTGGCCAAGGCCGCGGCGATCCGGCACATGCTGGCGGCTCCGCTGGTGTGCGCTGTGGTTGAACAGGAATCCGGCTGGAACGCGTGGGCGGTGCGGTACGAGCCGGCGTTCCGCGTGCGCTATGTTGCGCCATTACATCTGCCGCCCACGCTTGAAGTCTGCTGCTCGATCAGTTGGGGATTGATGCAGCTCATGGGCCAGTGCGCGATCGAGGATGGATATCCCGGGAAGATCCCCGCGCTATGCGATCCCGCAACAGGGCTCGAATGGGGCTGCGTCCACCTGGTGAAGAAAATCTCCGAAGCGCGCGGCGATCCTCATCGTGGCCTCGAGCTCTGGAACGGCGGCGGCAATAAAGATTATGCCGATCAGGTTTTCGCCCGCGTTCCGCGCTACCAATGAAGGCGCTCGCGGCCGTACTACTTTCGCTCTGCTCGGTGAGCTGCGCTTTCATTCCCCAGGCGGCGCCCCCGGGAAGCACTTACCAGGGAGTGACAGCCAAAGCTCCCATTGCGATTCCCGTTTGGCCGGGACATCCCAGCCTGCCACGGCTGCGCAGGAAACCGGCCGGCGGCGATTACTACGATGAATAACAACACGAAAATATGGCTGCATGGACTCGGCGCGGCGCTCATTGGTGGCGGGGCAACCAGCGTGGTTTCCGCCTTCGGCGCGTCCATGATCGACAGCGCGAAATTCAATCTGCAAACCGCGCACGGCGTGGCCAGCACGTTCGGGCTGATGGGGATTACTTTTCTCTGCGGCGGAATTTTGAACACGATGTTCTACCTGAAGCAGTCGCCGCTCCCGGTGGTACAGGTAAGCGTCACGAAGACAGAAACCACGCAAACCGATCTCACCCTGGTCCGGTAGTAGTTTTATGTATTGCGCAATTGGGTGCTTGTGGTACCATTCGCGCCATTATGACTCCACCTGATAATTCCAAGAGCACCATTTCCAAAGTCTTCTTCGGCATCACGCCCGAAAAACATGCGGAGATCGTCGTCGCCGCGGCCAAGAGCGGTTTCGATGTGGGCGCCGATACCGGACAGGCCACGTCTCACGGAGTGGTTTTCGGCTGGGTCTATGATCCCGCCAAGCAAACCCTCACCGTCACCGGGCTGGACAAGAGCCACAAGGGATGGCTGGTTCCGGACGACTGGGGAAAAATTCTTAATATCCTCGCCGAGAAAATCGGCGCGGCGACAGCGTAAAAATAAAACGGAGGAAGAATGGCAAATAAGTTTCTGAGTTTTCTGGAAAAAGTGGGCAAGGACCTGGTGAAGTACACGCCGGAGGGCGAAGCGGTGGCCAACGACGTGGCCGCATTCATTCCCGGCGCCCTGCCGATCCTTACCACCGTCGAGAACGTTCTCGCGCCGATTGTGAAAAACATCACTGCCGCGCAGGTGGCCCAGGCGGCGAACCCCAATATGACCAGCGCGCAGCAGGGATCCATGGCCGTCAGCCTTTCGGCTGATTCGGTGGTCGAGGAATTCTCCGCGCTCGGCTATCCGCTTTCTGCCGCGGAGCAGGCGCAAATCGCCAAGCTCGTCGCCGATGCCAACACCGCTCTGGTGGGAATCCTCAACTTCCCCACGAGCACCACGCTCGCGGCGAAACCAAGCTAGACATCCCCTGTTGGGATCGCGCTGGCGGGCCGCGTAAAAGTCCGCCTTCAAATTTCAACCGCGGAGAGGCACCATGAAAGCTGTAACGATTCACGCACTCGCAATTCTCGTTTTGGTTTTGGCCTCGATCGGCTTTGCGCACGCGCAGTCCACCAGTGGATGTCCGCAGAGCGCGTCCGTGAAATGCCCCACGGTGCTGAATCCCGGATCCGATGAATGCCCGGGCTCGGGCCCTGGCACGGCGAAAGGCCACGCTATGTCGGCCAGTTGCGCTATCGCGTGCGCCAAGGCGGACAAGGCGAAAAAGGTCGCCGCCAAAAAGTCCAACTCTCTTCCCTATTGGTGCAAGCCGTGCGATCTGCTCGGCTGTGGTCCCAATTTTTAAGATCTTGCGAGCGGAAGCAAAACCTTCCTTCGCATTAGACACAACCTAAAAAAGACGCAGTGCCGTAACTCCGAGAGCTGGTGCAGTCCGGAAACAGGGTTACGGAGTTGTACCGAGGGGAGCCGCCAGGCTCCCCTTTTTAATTCCCAAGGAGAAATTCCCATGTCCGCCAAAACCGCAAATCTCGGCCTAACCAACGCCTACGGCGTAGCGGTGGCCACGCACTCGCCGGCAAACGGCGATTACGACAAGGTTCACGCGCAAACGCATGACGCCAACATGGCCATCCTGGACACGATGCTCGGCACCGTCCAGCACCTTACCGCCAACGGCGCCATCGCCTTAAAGCCCGGCCTCGTTATTCTGGATAAGGCCACGGCTCTCCTTGCCACGCTCGCCCTTCCCGTCTCTGGACTTCCCTCCGCGACGCCTCCGGGCAACGACGGCCTGGTGATGACTATCGTCGGAAAGACCGCGCACGCCCACACCGTCACCACGCCGGCCGACGGGATCAATGGCGCGGACGATACGGCCACGTATGCGAACGCCGGCGATTCCGTCACTCTGGCGGCCTACGGCGGCGTCTGGTATTCCGTCGGCACGCCCACCGCTGCGCTCAGCGAAGTTTAATCCTCGCCGAAGGACCTAAACCGAAGTTGTAAATCCAACACCAGGGCTTTTTGCCCGGAGGGTATAGCTGTGAAATCACGCTTACGTTTGTTTCTGGCAGTTGCAGTGCTCGCGCTGGGCGCGAGCTTTGCCGTCCATCACGCCAATGCGGTTCCATTCACTCGCCATTGGCTTGCCACCCATGCCGCTGTCCGTCCGTCACACTCGTTAACCGATGGTGGCGACAACAAGTGCGGTCCGCATCCGCGCTGCTGGCCCGGAACGACTTCACCGGTTCCACCCGAACCTCCTGTGACTCCGGCAGGGACGACCTCGCCAGTTCCACCGGAAACCTGTCCTCCGATGCCGCCCGATCAGTGCAGGTAAACCCATTCCGGCAGCGGCCCCGCTAAAAGCGCGGGGCCACGATCCAGCCGGCAATCACGCGGGGCGTCGTTCGTTGTAGCTCATAAGCTACAGCGGGCGCGCCCCGCTTTTTTTATTTCAATCCTGGAAGTCAGCAGAGTTGAGATGCATATCTCCATCCACGAAGGCGGGAAATTCCGTACCTTTAGGAATGGTCAAGTCCTTGCCGTGGACTAGAAGAAAAAGAGGCGCCGCGGGCCAGAAGACCACGGCTGTCGCAACTATTCCAACTGTCATTCCCCCGATGTGACCACCACCGTTACCACCTTTCGTAGCACGGATGGCCGCTTTCTCTCCGTCGGGAAGACGGACGAAATCCAGAGCGATCTCCAATTTCCCGCCACGAGCCATCCGTCTCTTGGGCTCCGCTTCCGTCACCGTTCCAATCGCCGTTGAACCTTTGGGAATCACAATTACGCCGCCAGCTTTCACCTCCTCGAGCACCTCGAACTCGACGTTGTCATTCAGGTGGGCATCGGACGACGATACGGTCTCGGCAATGCGCAAGCGAACGGGCGTGCTCTCCTGGAGGATGATTGGTTTGCCGACGATGGGAGGTGTAACGAAGGAGCCTGAGACCGTGGGCGGCGGTACGATTATTACTTTCGGCCTTGGGGCGCGCGGCCGAGTAGTTTCGGCGGCAGGCTTTACGCTATCCGGGTTAACCAGATTCCAGTCGTTCAATCCCTGCGCACCGGCGGCGGACGCCATGCCGAGCAAGATTGTAGCCAGCAAGAAATTTTTCATGGTTCACCCCGAAGCGAAGGAAATGCACGGTGAATGCCAAAGCGACGGTGAGTGGAGCGAGTGGACTAAGTGGCGGGACCGGGGCGGCTATTCGTCCGCCCCGTTTGTTCGCGGCGGCCAGTCAAATAAAGGGGTAGTTGGGGGTGACTGGCCGCCAAACTCTATGGCGAGGGAATTCTAGCCCAGCCCCAAAACCATGTCTGTACGGTTTTGTACGTATGTGGGGGAATCCGATCGGAGACGCAGGCCAGCTCATCGATGTCACCTGCCGGTGACGGTTATCGCTTGACCGCGCCCACGAGTAAAGCGTTAGAGCTCGGGGCCAGGATGGCCAGCGCCGCGATTCCTCTGGCGTACGGCAAACGATTTCGGGGTTACTCGAGTAAACGGGCGAGGGGTTTTGAAGGGCGTCTTAAATCGCCTCTATTCGCTACACGCAGGATTCATAGTCCTGCGCGTACCGTTGGAGTGGCTGATCGTTTGGCGCTCGCCCCGGACAGGCCGGGACTCGACGCGACTCATTCTTTATTTTATATGGGATTTACGCCTAACCGTGACTCGCCAAGACTGCCCGAAACTCGACAGAACATCTCCTAAGTCCTGCGCGTCTGCCAATTCCGCCACTCCCGCATTTCTCTTTAACACCCTATCACATAAAGATTTACTGGACATAAACCGCTGCTGGCGCTTGGTCAGCCAAAGGCCTGGTGTCGGTAGTGGTGTCGGTTTTTTTCTCGGAGTAGGCTCCCAGGCGCTCGACGGCTTCTTGCAGGTGCGCCGGGGCAAGATGCGCGTAGCGCATCACCATGCCGAGGGTTTTGTGGCCGAGAAGTTCGGCGATTGTGCGCAGCGGAACACCGGCCATCGCCAGCCGTGAAGCGAACGAATGCCGCAGGTCGTGCCATCTAAGGTTGCGCACTTCAGCCAGCCGGACTGCCTCCTCAAACCATCGCTGCCAGTCACGGCCCAACCTTCCTGCCGTTCCTGGGCAAACGTACTCGCACCCCTTATTGGACTGGGCGAGCGTCTTGATAGCCGCGCGCGCCGTCGAATTGAGCGGCACGTATCTGCGCTCCCCGTTCTTTGCGTCGGCTACTGTCAGAATCCCACGCGGCAGATCAATCGCATCCCAACGCAGGCGGTATTGCTCGTTTCGCCGCAAGCCCGTATTTAAGGCCAGATCAAATTCGGCTTCGTGTTCCGGGTATAGCTTGCGGATTTTCGCTCGCAGAGCCGTTTCCTCACTGGCTTCCAGGAAGCGCACACGGATGTTGTTCTCTCTGCGCCGGGTCACTTGCCCGACGGGATTTTCCTTCACCTTCCCCGCGCGGACAGCGAGCCTGAAAACGAGTGACAGCAGCGAGCGGTGCCGATTCGCCGTGGCCGGTGTCCAATCTCCACCTGCGAGACGGCGTTCAATCTCGCCGGGCGTGAGGGATTGCGCGGGCCGGTCACCAAACCAACCCAGCAAAACGTGCCATCCTGTACTCATCGTCCCGAAAGCTGCGCTTATGCATCCGGGAATATCCCAGCGCGTCGCCGGCAATCTCCCGGAACGTCGCAACGCGCTGGCGCAGCGTCTCAGGCAGTTTCTTGCCCTGCAGGGCCTCGGTCTTGCGCTTACAAACGAGGTTGGTCGCGGCACTCTTGGTGCCCGCCTTCTCGCGGCGGTAGCGACCTGAGGCGTCAACGTAGCGAATCCACCACTCGCCGGAGCCAGGAGCCTTCTCGAATACCCCCCGTGGGTTGCGCCGCTTAGACCCGATTTGAGTTTGGAGATGAGGATTCTCAATCTCTAGAGTTTGCATCTTCTCTCTCCTTTCTTGGCCTGCCGCCAAGCTTCGCCCACTTGACCAGCATTTCAGGATCATATTTGGCAGCACGCGCTAAGCCGCCCAGGCGGGCCC